AAAATGCATCCACCCTTGGCCCTGAAAACTTGGCAGAGCCAAGCTCGTTGCCACCTGATCCGTGTACGTACCAGAGAGTGCCGTCTGAAATGTACTGTTCGGGAATGTCAGTTGCGACATAGATGGAGTTAACGCCTGCTACGTCAGCGCCAGGTCGTGATGCGAAAGGCCCGCGTGTGATCTTGTATGCGATCTGCGATTCAAGGTCTGTTTCCAGAGCGCTAATCGTTGCGCCGACCTCAACGATTTCAGAATCGACATAGGTTGTCAGGCTTGCTACGGATGCGTCAATCTTGTCGTCAAGAATTGCATCCTGAGCGTCAACGTAAGCCTTATCGGCTTTGCCGTCTACGACTACAACAATGTCAATTGGCGCGTAGACAAGATCAGCTGCCTGCCGTGTAAGCGAGTCAATGTCTGCAATGAGCTGTGCAACAAGCGGGTCTTGTGCCTCAATGCTGTTGTCAACAATGTCTGCAATTGCGTCAACAACAAAGTCATGCTCCGCTTCAAGCGCTGCATTCACTTCTTCAATCAGCTTGTTTACCTGATCGATGAATTCCTGTGAAAGCTCATTGTAGTTGTCCTGTACCCATGGGATTACGACCCGGTTGACATACTTGACCAAATCCTCAAACCGCTGAAGATAGGTATACCCGTCACGATAGGTGAATGGCGTGATGTTGGGCAGAGGTGCGTGAGTCGGTACGTAGGGCGGGAGTACCGGAGGGAGTGAAGTTGGCGTTGACATTTAATAAGCCCATCCGTAGTAGGTGACCGGTGTGTACGAATCGCCGTTGTTGTGCAACAGCATGAAGCAATCCTTGATTTCATCGAGAACCATTGTGTCGATATTCAAGAGACTGTTACGGTAAGCGACAATCAGGTTCGACAAGTTTCCCTGATAGCCTGTTACACGGCTTTCATTCTTGCTTTCCGTGTTGGTTGTCGAGTCACTATCCTGCTTTGACGTTGCTTCAACGTCGCCTGAAGAATTGGAATCAACAGCTGAAGTCGCATAATCGGCATTACCTGCAAGTGCCGTCTGCGGAAAGTTCAAGTTTGTAGCGCGTGATTCAGATTTGCTATCTGTCTCTGACACGTTATCTGCGTGTACAACTTCCTTACCGTCTACTGCTGCACTACCTACGCTGTTGATATCCATTGTCGAGAGTGGGTCAAATTCCAACTCTTGTGAGGCGTACAACTGATTGTAGTAAGGCATGATCTGATCCATTTTCTTACGGAGGATCAGCGTAAAGTTGTCGATTGTCTCGGTACAAATCTCTTGATTGTAATATTCATCAATGATTTTGCCGTTAAGAATCTTGCGGTATCCCTCATGGAAGAGGGGGTAATACGCCAGACCAATACTGTCGTACTGTGACAGTATAGGGAGCTTTCCGTATGACACATCTTTAAAAGTCACTGATGCGTACTCTTGCACGTATTCGCTTGGGTCCATTGATGTGCCATAAAGATGCTCAATCACATCTTTAAGCTGCATCGTAAATGTCGCCATTAGTCAGCCTCCTTACCCTGTTCGCTGTCGCTAGGCTTTTCTTCACTTTCAATCCCCTGCTGTGCTGCCATAGCCTCAGCCATTGCCTCAACCTCAGTGTTGTAATCGACCGTAATGTTAAGCCCGAAGGTTTTATTCACATGCTCAATGCCCTGCTGCCGGGCCTGTAGTGCCACGAACCGCAACGAGTCTGTCTGCGCATCATTTGCGCCTACCTCAGCCTCTACAAGCCGTTCTTTCTTGTCCTGATTGGCATTGTCGATTCCGAGTAGCCCCATGCATTCATTCCACCAACGGGTACGCATAATACTGAGCTTGTCGAAGAGGTCTGGGTTGATGCCAAGATCAATTGCGCTGATGTTGTCCATCATTGCAGCATCCTTTGGTTGAATGACGTTTACACCTTCATCCATTTGACGCGCCAAGTTCACCATTGAAAGCTGAGTGTTAGTTGTGGATGCGACAACCTTATTCTGCCTAGCATTGCGCGTGTTTATTTCAAGAGTCATATCTGTTGCAGCGAGTCGTGTTGCATAAAGCCTCACAGTGTCAAGCTCTGACTGCCTGAAGTAGTTGGGCCACATGGGAAAGCCCTGCCGTTTGGCGTCTGCCTCTTTCGCTTCAACAAAGGGGATGAACCCGCTGAGCTGTTTGGGCATGAATGTTGTCTGCCCGTTAATGTCGTTGATTCGCGATCCTGGCCCAATGACTGTGTAAGCAACTGGCCAATCCATGAAGTTAACGTAGCCAGTAGAACTGGCCTTTACTGCAAGAAGTTTGTCATACTCATCATCCCAATAAAAGACCACAAGCCCATTAAGGAGCATGGTCACTTCAATGAAGCGAGGATCGATTGAGGTTGGCAACCCCTCCCACTTGAAACGGTTTACTGCAAGCTCAGAAATGTTGCGTTCAATGTTACGCTGAATTGACGCTTCACGTTGTACTGAAGGGTTGTTGGCAAAGGGCGAGGGCGCTCCAAAGAGTGCTGAATTATAGAAGTAGTCCATGCCACTTACACGCTTGTTTGGCATTAGTAGCTCACCCCTGGCAGTGGTGCATTGTTTGCAATGTCAATCTCACCAATGTCCGCAGGGTTTGCCCATACGGTGAAACCCTTTTCCATGATTCCCCTTAGTACCTGCTTGTGACCTTCTGGAACCATAGACGATGTGAGGTATGCCTCAGTCATCTTCCAGTAAGTGAATTTAGTCATTACCATAAGTGACTGTGGTGGTCTGATGAACGCTCTAATGGCGTAGCCAAACCTAAGCCAGTAATCACCAATAATGCGCATTGCTGCCGTGTCAATGAACTTCCAGCGAATGCTAAATTCCATTGTTCCGTTAGCAATGTTGGTAGCATCCCCGCCGAACTGTCCGCTCATGCTGGGCTGAATCATTTCAGCATCCTGCACCATTGCGTTAATGCCTGCAATAGCGTTTGCGTAGTCACCCTTTGAAGCGAACTGTGCCAAGTCGCGGTTTGTATCCCGCGACATTCCCGCCTGCTGATTCTGCAACGAGTTTGTCTGACCGAGTGCGAGGTTGGAAATGGCCGCTGCTTCAGTGTTGTGCTGAGCCTGTACGCCTGCATTAATAATTGAAGTAACGCCATTTGCAGCTGCACTAAGACCGCCCACTGCCGCGCCTGCCGGGCCTCCACCAGCCCCGCCTGCAACGCCTGCAACAAACCCGCCAAGCGCACCAATGGATGCCTGACCAACAATGTTAGTGTTCTGGCTTACAGCCTGATTGCGGGCGGTTTGCTGTGCTACGTCTGTCATTGCTTCAGAGGTTGCAATGCCACTTGTCGCAATGTTGTATTGTGCTGCCGCTGATCCAAGCGCTCTCTGCTGAGTCCATCCTGCACTATTACGCTGGTGCTGAATTCCGCTTGCGTTCGACGCGAGATAGCTCAGGGCCATGCTGTTAACTACGGGGAGCGCCGGGAACCCTGAGATTTGCGTCATCATGTCAAGGTAGTCGCCGTAGTCGTCACCGGTGCTACTGTACAAATTGTACATAAACGTTTTAAGTTCTGGCGTCATGCCCGGAACTGTGTCGAGAAACGCTGAATACTCAGAGTTAGACATTCCTGATACTGCTTCAGGTTCTTGACCTGAAGAGTTGTAACCGCGCGGCGTGAATTGTACGCGCTGATTTGGTGGCATGTAATTAACACGCTCCATTACATCAGCGTCAGCACTATTCCAAATCTCAGGCTTGAGTACAACAGGTGTTGCAGACCACGTTGTTGCTTCAATAAACATGTATGGCGTCGTGAAAAACTTCTTCAAATGACGATACTTAGGATCAATCCAATTAACAATGTCTGCATTGTTACGCCAGTTAGGAAGCATCTTGTGCTTCTTAGGGAATGCCTGAAGCGTCATAAGGAACTGTGGCACCGCTGGATTATTGTATGTAAACAGTGAATTGTAGCGGGTGATCTTAGGCATGACTGCAACTGAAATGATGCCCTGAGTAACCCAAGGAACATCACT